GGACGTTGCGCCCATCCCGGCCAGGGCCGCCGACCCGACCACGGCCGCTGCGAGCAGCTCCGGCTCGCCGACCGCCGCCACCACCGACCCCGAGCGATTCCGGTTCTGAGGCCGCAGCCCTGCCGATCGCGCCTTCTTTGATCGCCAGAGCGCCGAGCTGCTCGTCTCGGGTTGAGCGAGCGAGGCCACGATCGTAGGCCGCCTGCGCCTGGGCGAATTCGTCCTCGAGCCCCTTCTGCGCTTTGTCGTATTGCGAGCGAGCGGAGGACTCCGCGTTCACCGTGGACCCGGCGTAGAGCTGCGTGCCGGCGGTGTTGACGATCCCCCGTTGGGCGCTACCGAGCTGCTTCTTGTTCTCGGCCGAGGCGCTGTAGGGATCGCCGGCCCCGACACCGAAACCGAGCTCTCGCTGTACGCGGTCGTAGTCCGCCCCCAGATCGACACGAGCATCGGCGGCCTCGTTGCCGAGTTCGGCCGATTCCCGTTGCGCGGTCGAGTCCCAGGGCATCGGCGAGGGAGCCCCGAGGCCACCGCGACCACGGCCAGCACCGCCGCGTCCACTCACCTTGCCGCGACCCTGCTTACGCAGGCGCGACTTGGCGACGCGGACGCGCTGCTGTGCGTTGGTGACGTAGCGACCTCGAGCCATCGCCTATTCCTCGCCTTCCCCGGCCGGCGCCTTCTTACCGCCGCCTTTGTTCTTGGCGCGGGCAGCGGTGAGCACCTTGGCGCGGTTGGCGACGAGCTTCTTGCGGATCGCCGCCAGTTTCGCGTTGTCGGGGCTGGCCTTGAGGCCCTTGTTGACCTCGGCGAAAGACTGCCCGCCGACCGACAGTTTCTCCCGCCAATCCGGCCCGAGGGCTTTGGCGAGCGTCTGCCGCTGTTTCATCGTGCGGTCGGCCTGCTCCTGGGTGATCGCCCCAGAGGCAACCCTCGCCGCGAGCTGGCGACCACCGGGACCGGGCATCGCAGCGCCGCTGACGCCGATGCCTTTGCCGTTGGTCGCACCCTGACCCTTGCCCTGAGCACCGACGCCGCGCTGCGGACGGCCGCCGTCCTGGCCGGGCGGGTTCATCATCCCCTGGCCGGGAGGGTTGACGCGACGACCGCGACCCGGCGCCGTGGTGCCACCATTGCCGGCCGCTGCCCGCGGAAGACGGCCACCGGGACCGAGCGGCATCGGCAGCGGCGTCGGCATCCGGCCCCCTCGAGGGAACTTGCCGCCACCCGGCGGGAGCGTCGCCCCAATGCGCCCGCGCCCACGTCCACGGGGCTGAGAGTTTCCAAGTGCAGTTGCCATCGTTCCTCCTATTGCTTCGATTGACGACCCACCTAAACGATCAACCGTGCAGTCTTGATCTGCACGGCTATCTTCGCTTTGGTGGCAAATTTCCAAGAGAATTTGTGTTTGCCCGCCACGGGATTTACGAACTGCTGTACGTGCATCATCTTCGTACCGACCGAGCCGAAGTAACGCTGAGTGTCAGAGAAAGAAGTGGGTTCGGCAACACCATTTCGGAACAGGCAGGCGAGAACCAAGATGTCCTTTTCGTCGATGGTGACTTCTTCGCTGAATTCGGCGGTTTCGGCGAAGGGAATCGTTTCGAGCAGGTTTTTGTTTTCCCACGGGTAGATCGCGGGGAAGAGGATCCCCATCCAGATCGCTGCGTTCCCAGCGCTGTCGAGACGGACTCGCTGTTTGCCGGGGTAGGCGGGCATGACGTTTGCGTTCAAGGTGTCGCCAGCGCGAAGGTGCTGACCGCCGATCCCGCCGCCCGAGAAGCTCGTACCTTCAAATTTCGCCCCGCCATAGCGCGAGTTGGTCGTAGACACCCCGGCCGCTTCACCATCGTCCCTCGAGAAGCCTGAAAACCCACGGGGGACACCCTCGGGGGTGACATCGAAGTAGTTGGGGGTGCCAGAGGCCGATTTGGCGAAGGAACCAGAGATCATCGTGCCATTGGCCGGCGTTTCCCCACTGCCCCCCGCTTTGCCTTCTTTGCCTTCTTTACCTTCTTTGCCTTCCGGCCCTTCGGGCCCTTCGGGGCCTTCTTCCCTGAGTTCGTCGGCGACGTTGGCGGGCTGAATCGGGAATTCCATCGCCAACCGCTCGAAGTTCTCCTGGGCGCGACGCGAAGCGTGGATCGCCTCTGCCAGCACCCGTTCGGCCTCGGGGTTGCCGAGACTGGCGATCGCCCGACGCTCGTGCGGAGCCAAGGGGTGAACGCGCCCGTTGACGTTGATCCCGACGTTGCGATGAGGGAGTTGGAGCGTCATGGCTTCTGCGTCGCCGGCACCCGCGTCTCGCGCAGGTAACGGCTGATCCGGTGCAGCAACCACGGCCCTTTGCCGGAGATGCGATGGCTGAACAAGGTCGCCGTCTGCTGCATCTGCACCTGTCGAGTCGAGGCGGTTTCCTCGAATTTGATCGTCTTCGCTTTGCCGACGCTGCCGAAGTCCTCGGCCACCGCAAGGCTGAGTTCGCCGCTGCCCCAGAGCTTCGTGTGCGTCAGCGTCTTTTCGTCTACAGAGCCACAGTCATAGAAGCCCGCCTGCCAGATCGGCAGCGTTTCGCCCTTCGTCCCGGCGACGCCGACCAAGCTGGGATCCGCAATGACCGTAGGGTCGTAGAAGTAGATCGAATCCCCGGAGGCGAAGAACAGCTTCTTGGCGGTCGCCGTGCTCGCCGAGCTTCGCCAGGGCGCGTAGCTGCGAGCCCCCGACTGCCATGCAAGCCACCCGTCGCGGCGAGCGTCGTAGACGTAGGACATCGCACCGCAGGGCACGTGAAGGCGACGGTCGAAGTAGGTGAGCTGCGCCTTGTCAGTGAAGGCGCCGAGCGTCACTTTTTCGGCTTTCATCGCCGCAGCGAAGTAGGAGGAGCTCGCGCCCGTGATGTCACTCAGCCCCGAGAGGTCTTCGGAAACGAGGCCGGGCTCGTCGCCGGTCGTCGCCCAGATCCCGTCGAGGGTGCGGAAGTAGACCGCGTCGTCGCCGGCAACGCAGACCTCGTCGCTGGTTTCGGCGGCTGCCGGCGGGGCCAGGACGGTCGTGCCGAGATCCACGACCCGGAAGTTGAAGACCGGCGCCCCTTCGTTGTCAGCCGAGACGCCGTAGAAGACGAACATCCGGGTTTCCTTGAAGACGAAGATGTTGCCGCCCCAGGCGCAGCAACCGACGATGTTCTCGCCGTCGCCGGGCATGAGCTGCACGTAGTTGGCTTCCGGCGCCACCGTGTGCCAGGACTCGGCGTTGCCGGCGTCAGAGAACCACACATGCGAGCGCGAGGAGGCCGCCCCGTTCGGCCCGCCCGCCGCCGGGGTGCCGCAGGCCACGAGTCGGTTGCCACCCTCCGGCCACGCCGCCAGGTGGTAGGCCAACGGCAGCGCTTTCCCGGCGACCCCGTCTACCGTGCCGGTCGGTTTCGAGAACGCCGCACCGTCGAACTTGCGGATCCCCGCTTCGCCCATGCCGATGTAGGTGTTGGAGGCAGCCGGGGTGCCGAAGCGGGTGCAGCTCATAGGGGCGCCCTTGAGCGCTTCTTCGGCCGCGGATTCGGCTTTCACTTCGGCCGCGGTGTTGAGGGCGATCAGCTTGCGGTCTTTCGCCCCGTCTTCGCGGCGAGCGATCAGGAAGGTGTCACTGTGAGCGAAGAGCCCGTCGACGATCTTGTTGAGATCCTTGAACAACGTCGATCCCATGCGCGGACGCAGGGCCTCGAGTGAGACGTCCCAATCGACGTCGAGGGAGACGATCGCATCCTCGCCGCCGATCTCGTCGACGGGGCGATCGAGCTTGAGGCCACCGAAGCGAGAAAAGCTGGCGGGAGAGGGATCGAGAGGCGGCATCTAGAGGTAATCCCCGCCGCGCCCAGAGCGCGTCATGCGCCGCTCCTTGTCGTAGTTGCGTTTCATCAGCGCGTGCACCATCACACCCAACTGCCGTTCGTAGTCCTTGAGGACTTCGGCTGCGGCCTCGAAGTTGTCGGTGGCCTTGTAGACCTTCACCCTCACTCGATCGACGATCAGGTCGTGGTAGTCGGCGGGGATGATCGGCACGTCGTTGTCGGTGAGTGCCGCCGGCACCTTCCGGTAGAGAACCTTGAAGGTGGAGCTGCTGTCGATCGGGGTGACTTTGAGGATTTCCCCGTCCTCGGTGTACCAAAAAGCCGCCTTGCCTTTGGCCGTCTGCGACGGGTCGCCCGCAAGGGCCTGGCTCACTGAGATCGGGTCAAGCTGGAACTTGGCGGCGACGTCGATCACCGCGAGCACATGGCCCAGGTCGCCGATCGTCAGCGGCATCGTGCCTTCTTTGGTCGCCCGCAGGAAAGGCCAAGGGCGGTAGTCGCAGATCTCGCGGATCGCCTGGCCGATCCAACGATTGAGACGAGCTTCCCCGCCTTCGGCGCTGAGGATGTTTTCGGCGCCCTGGGCGACGACCTCTTCGCGGATTTCTTTCCGGTTCACTCGCTCGCCCCGGCCGGGAGAACGACGCCGCCCTTCGACGTCTGATGGCGGCTGCCGTAGGTGTTGCGTTCGTGCTCGGGCTTGCCCTTCTTGTCGTGCCGGCGGTGAAGGCCGCCATCACCCGGCACCCGCTTGGCCGCCCGGTAGGCCGCGGCGACCTGCTCGATCCGAGCTTCGCCATCGGTGATTTCCTGGCGGGTGAGACGTCGCGCCTCCTCGTCCCACTGCGCGAGCATCTTGTCGAAGATCCCCGGATGCCAGAGGTCGCGGGCCTTCATCTCCTCGACGATCGCCAGTTCGGGATCCCGGTAGCTCATATTCGACCCGGTGATCGGGAAGTAGTGATCGTCGAAGCCGGGGTCGGTTTTGATGATGATGTGCCAGCGGCCGGGGAGCAGCCCAGGGACGCGCTCTTCGAGCGGCACGTTGGCGACGGCGGGCTCGACGAAGTCGACTTCGATCCGAGCGTCGAGCTGCTTGAGCTCGCGCTCGAGGCGACGGGCCTGCGGGTCGTGGGCCGTCCGCCAGGCGCGCATCTTCTCGCGCCGCGCGTTGCGGCCCTCGACAGCGATCAAACCCGACTTCGTCACCCGCTCTCGCATGGCCCTACGACCCGTAGGCGAAGACGAGGACTTCGACGCCTTTGACTTCGGCTTCGGCCGCAATCTGGGCCGGCGTCTCGTCGAAGAGGCGCAGCTTGCCGTTTTTGTAGTCGTAGACGACGTTCGCCACGTTGACGGTCCCGGTCCCGATCCCGGTGATCACAGCCCAGCCGTAGGCGACCCGGTTGAAGCCGAAGTCCGAGGGATCGAGATCCTCGTTCTGCACGTATTTGGTCGGGAAGGTGACGGGCCGCACCGCCAGCTTGAGATCGCCGGGCACGGCGTTCTTGCGCGGCTTGGTGCCGATCGTCAGGGCGGCGAGCGAGGCGAAGACGAAGGCGAAGGGCGGGAAGAGGCGTTCCAGAAGGCGCTTCACGGTGTGCTCCTTTGGTCGGGTGACGTAGGTGAGGATCGACATCCCTGCGGACGTAAGAAGAGGGGCGCCCCCGGCAATGGGGCGCCCCTCGCGGTTCCTATTTGAGTTTGGTCGCCGCGGCGTGCGTGTTGCGCCGCTTCAACGCCGTGTTGATGCGCCAGACGAGGTCGCCCCGGAACCGGGTCGTCCCCTCCTGGTGCCGGATCATCTCCGGCGAGGCCCACTGCGGACCCTGCTTGCTGCGGACGGACCCGAGATCCTTTTTCCGCAGCATGAACAGGCACCGATCGGGGCAGTCGAAGTGACGCTCGACCGCCGTGCCGTTCGGCGTGGTGAGGCCGTGCCGCTTGCCGGTGTTGTAGCTGTCACCGGCGTTCCAGCGGACCTGCGCCTGGAGTTCTTCACTCAGCACGCGGATCTGCTTCGCGGAGGACAGGCACCAATCGACTTCCTCGCCGGAGCTCTGGAAGACTTCGTCTTCGAGCTCGTAGACGAGGGTGGTCGACACGTCCTGTTCTTCCGAATCGACGTAGGCCGCCCAACCCGGCACTTCCGCGGGGTCGATCCCTCCGTATTTCGTCGAGTCGCTGATCATCGCCAGCAACCCGTCGATCTCGAAGGAGGTTTCCCCCGCGCGGGCGTTGCAGATCGACACGAAGAATTTGCCGTCTTCTTCGGTGTCGACAGCCGCGCCGCTGATCGTGATCGTTCCGTTTTTGACGGAGACGGCCGTGATTTCGCGGTTGCCGGCGAGGTTGTCCTCGTCGGCCACGGTGCCGATGTCGATCTTGAGTCCGGGGTACAGGTGCCCCCGCTTGAGGGCGTTGGCGCCGTCCCCGGCGACAGTGAGGGTGTTTTTCGCACCTTCGCTGTCTTCGAGCGAGCAGATGATGCCGGTCCCGTCCGAGAACAGGCCCCGCTGCAACTGCCGCTTGATGCCGTCGACCGCGCCCTCGCGCTCGACCTCCACCGCCTTCCCGACCGCGAGGGCCGAGGTAGCGGATTCGTCGATCACGGCGGACTCGATGATCACGTCGAACCAGTTGTGGGCGTAGGTGAAGTCCGCCCGCTTGGTAACGACGTTGGTGCCTTCGTTGAGTTCGGAAGAACCATCTCGGGGCACCGCCGAGAAGCCACCGGAGAGCCCGGTGCGGACGGTCACACGAACGGTGTCACCGTGTTCTGCCGTAGGAGTCAGCTTCGTGAACTGATCGAGCGCCGGAGAACCGACGAACACGCTGTTCTCGATCGAGTCCGAGAGAAACGTCTCCTTCATTGCGGCGATGAACGCCGTGGCATTCTGCATTACTGCGCTCCTCTAGTCGTCGGACGCCATCGCGCGTTCGGCTGCTGCCGCGCCAGCCGCGATCCGGTCGTCCTCACTTTCCATATCGAGCGCCTTGCCGCCGGGCTTACCACCCGTGTTGCCCCGCCCCGGTTCCGAGCGCCTCTTGGCCCACTCCTGCTCGCGGCGGCCAAGGAAGGCTTTGAGCGTCTCCGCTGCTGCCTCGTAATCGGGGAGCCCGTCCGGGCCGGGGTTTGCCTCCGCGCGGTGGCGAAGGAAAACGTCCTCGTCCGGGTCGAGCTCACGTCCCCATGCCTGCTCGATTCGCTCGAGCTCTTGGTCGGCGAGGTCGTCGAGGGCCTGCTCCATATCGGCAGACTGCCTCTCCTGCACTTCTTCCTCGCGTTCCCTCTCGATCCGCTCGACCCGAGACTCAACATCGTCCTCGTCGTCGAGCAGGTCGAGCAGCTCCTCGTCGGGGTTGCCCTGGCCGCCACCGCTGATCCCGAGAAGCTCGAGAGTCTGCGGGTTGGACAGGTCGACCCCCAGGAGCCGCAGGTAATGCGGCATGGTGTTCGGGTCGCGCAGGCCCTCCACGAGTGCCTGCGACTGTTCGGCTTCACGCCTGGCCTCTTCAACCTCGGCCCGGTCGGCTTGTCGCTTCTGGGTGTACTTGCCCTGCCAATCCTTCTGCAAGGCTTCCACCGCAGGGCGGGCCGCGGGCTCGACGCCGTCGAGGTCGAAGGAGTCGATGAAGGACTCCTCTTCACCACCGCCCTCGGGCTCGCCTTCCGGCTCACCTTCGGACCCTCCACCCTCGCCACCTTCGGCCGCCTCGCCCCCGTCGTTGACGAGAGTTCCCGGCGGCAGGGCTGCGCGTTCTGCGGCCCAACCGGCTTCGAGGCCCGGCGCGATCTCGAGGATCTCGTCGAGCATGGGGAGGTCGGATACGCCCTTGTTCCGGTCGATGCCGGAGGGGTCGTTGTCCTTCATCGGTGTTGCTCCTTTGTTTGGGCGCGGGGCGCTCGAGAGCGCTTGTCCGCTGTTTGGTCGGAGGGGGCCGAAGCCCCTTGTTCCGGGTAAGCCTTTGGGTGCTATTCGCTGGCGCCGGCAGGCGATCCTTCACCGCCGCCTTCGCCGGGCTGGGAACCGCCGGGCTGGGCCGCGCCGCCGGGGACGGAGGGCATCGGCTTCTCGCCACCCTTCGCAGCATTGGCTTCACCGTGTTCTTCGGCGAGCACTTCCTGCTGTTCGGCATCGCGCATTTCCTGCTGGGCTTCGAGGTCGAGCACCTTCTGATAGACGAAGAGCGACGCCTCCTTCATGCGACGGTTGCCGCGGTCCCAATCGTCGGTCTTCATCCAGCTCTCGAGTGCGGCTTTGAGGACCGGCAGGGAGTCGAAGGGGCGGGGCAGCCAACCGGGGACGAAGGGGCGGCCGTTGATTTCCTCGAGCACTTCCTCGCCGGGCAGCGCGGGGCGAAGCGGCTGGTTCCAGAACGAGCCGTCGCGGAGCTGCTGAATCAGGCGATGAGCTCGGCCGACGTCCTCCTCGTAGCCCTGGATCAGCTTCTCGGGGTTGGCCGAGTTGAGGGCCTCGATCACCACTTCGGGCGGGAAGACGTTGGGGTAGAGCTGCACGAGCTGGGTGATCCGCTGTTCGATCGCCGAGCGCGACTGCTGGCCGGTCGCCGTCTGCTTCACGGCGACGTCGGTTTGATTGCGCAGGTCGGCGCCCTCGAAGTCGCCGACCGGCTCCCAGCCCGTCGTGCCGCGGAACTTCATCAGCCGGTCGCCGCCGTAGCGCCGTTGGGCGATCACGAGGCAGTCGGACATCAGATCCGAGCGGAAGCGGTCGAAGTCGTTGAGGAACCTTGCCCAAGCGGTGCGATTGAGTTCCGTCACCTGACCGATCGCCTTACCCGATTCGACCTGCGGCGGGATGTCCTCGTCGAAGCTGATTTCCGAGAACCGGCGCCGCGCCCGGTCTTCCATCTCGAAGAGCTCCTCGGGGAAGTCGATGTTTTCGCGCCATTCGGGCTTTTCCCCGTTGGCGAGGGTGCGGTCGTACTCGACCACGAGGCCGGGCTCGTCGGTCGGATCGGTGAGCAGCACCCCCTCGGCGGCGAGGATCTGCGCAACGAGGCCGATCTGCGAATACTCGCTCTGCTTGTTGATCGCCTGGTCGTAGGAGCGGACCACGTCGACCACCTTCTGCACGAGGCCCTTGGCGCGATCGCTCGAGCCGTCGATGTCGTAGATCAACCGGCGCAGGCAAGGCCGGTCGACGACCTCGCCCTCGGCGTCGACGAGCGGGTAGTCCTCCTTGGGGAGCACCTCGCGGCCGTTGGCGAAGGTAAGCCAGCGGCCTTTCGGGTATTTGGGGCAGGGCCGCTCGAAGTATTCGGTGACGACGACGAGGTTGGAGCCCTTCTTCTCCCGCTTCGTCATGCGCCCCTCGGTCGCCGTCGAGGCGTCCGCGGTCAGCTTCTCGCCGGGGATCTTGATGAACTCCGGCTCGCCTTCGACCTCTTCGATCGAGCGCACGTGCTCGACGGCGAGCCAGCGGGACTTCTCGAAATCGACGCCGGGCTCCCAGATCACCTCGAGCCCGGAGTAGATCGTCAGCTCGATCTCACCGCGGCCCCGCCACATCGGTTTCTCGGGGTCAGGGCCGCCGGAGCCGTCCGGGTGCTGGGAGACGTCGGTGAAGGGGCCGATGTTGCCGTTCCAGCCGGCGCGGCCGAAGGCTTCCTCCGTGACCATCGCCCACCACAGGGCCTTGTCCTCGGCCTCGGGGAAGCCCCAGATCGGGTAGCCGGCTTTGGCGAGGCGAAGAGCGAGCCGGGAGGCGGCGTAGTCCTCGGGGTCCGACGTCATGGCCGTCGATTCCCATTCGGGCTCGCGCTGCGTCGCCGCGGACCTCTTCCGCTGCAACATCGGCGAGATGATGTCGTTGCTGCGCCGCACCCGGTGATCGGGCCGTTCGCCACCCTGCGCAACCGCCGTGGTCGAGAGGTTGGTGATCGCGGTGCCCTCGTCGTTGAGTTCGGAGAAATGGTTGTTGTTGGCGAACTCGATCCCGAGGAGGCGCCGGGCCTGCACTTCCCCGAGCCCCTTCCGGCCGCGTTTGAGCTTCGCGTCGACGTCGGTGGGGATCTCCACCTTCAAGCCGCTCGAGGAGCGCTCGGGCTTGTCGTCGTCGTACTCAGGCATCGGGTGCCTCGTCGCCTCGAGCACGCCGCTCGGCTTCCCGACGCTTGCGCCGCTCGGCGTAGGCAGCGTCGTCGTCGGCCGCTATCGGCTGCGGTCGACGACGATCCTTGCGGTCCTCGCGGAGCGACTCCTGTACGGCGATCTCAGGCGCCTGGATCCGCTGATTGAGCTCGCGGCGCTCCCGCACCCACTCGGCCCTCTCCTCGGCCGCCTCGACGCGCACAGCGGCCGTCTCGGCACGACTGCGGGCCAGGGTGGCAGTCGCCGTCGCCCGCTCGCGCTCGAAGCCCCGCTCGCGGTAGGCGAGCAGGGCCACGAGGGCGATGCAGACGAGGGTGAGGAGAACGAGGGCGAGGGTCACGGCTATTTGATCAGCCCGAGCGTGACGAGCGCTTCGCCGAGTTCTTTGGCCGTGACTTCGGCTGCGGGTTTGAGGTCCGGCTGCGCGGCCGGCGCGGTGCCGAAGAAGCCGACTTTGGTGCCGTCGTGGTTGAGGTCGCCCCCGATGTTGGCGGCGCCAGTGACGGTCGCGTCACCGCCGACCGCCAGGTCGTCCCCGACCGTGAAGTCGTCGACCACCGAGGCGTCCTCGAAGCTGCCGGCCGTGAGATCGCGCACGACGAGCTCGGTGCTCGAGACGGAGACGAACCACTTGGAATCGGTGATCTGCACCGTTTTCCCCGCTTCGAGTTTGGTGTCGCCCGAGTCGACGTCCTGGGTGGCCTTGTAGTAGCAGTCGGCACCCGCGCCGTTCAGGATTTCCTTCGGCTGCTCCGGCGTCGCGTAGATGAAAACCGCCGTGGTGCCGATCGTTGCTCGAAACATCCCGTCCTCCTAGTTCGTGGTGGGCGCAGGCCCGAGCGCCTCGCGCAGTGTTTCTTCCGCGTCGGACAACCCCTGCTTGGCAGCGACGATCCGCCGCAGCCGGGCCGCCTCGGCGTTGGCCTCTTCGAGCTCGGCCTCGAGCTCGTCGACCCGCGCCTTGCGGACCATCCCGGCCGTCTCGGCGGCCTTTTCGACGAGCTCGAGCCGCACGTAGATGTGCGGGTCGGGGATCCCGTCCCACTCCTTGCCGAAGTCGACGACAGGACCGTCGCGCCGGCCGGTGACGAGGCACGTGTGCGGCGGCCGGGAGCGGTGGTCGGGGAGGGTGACGATTTTGGGATCCACGGTGAAGTCCTTTCGCTAGGTGTACTTGCCCATGACGGTGCCGCGTGAGCGGCGGGGGCCGGGGTTGTAGGGGGGGGCGGTGCCGGGCTTCCATGCTTGCTGACGAGCCCGACGTCTTTTGCGTTTGATCGGCACCCGCCGCTCCATGCAGAGGTAGCGGAGCGCGTCGCAGGCGTGGTCGTCCTTCTTGACGACGCCGAAGCTGCCGTCCTCCTTGGGCTTCTTGCGGTACTTGCGCATCTGCCGAATGAGGTTGGTGCAGCGGGAGGAGATCACGATCAGGGGAAACGGTTTCTTGCCCTCGTCCTCGTCGTCGACGTGGTGAATAAGCCGGCGTTCGATCTCCATGCAGCCGGCCTCGAGGTCGTTCTTGCCGTAGATCACCGGGATCCCGGCGGCGATCCAAGCCTCGCCGACTTTCTCGCCGGTCGAGAGGTCGCGCGAGCGGGCGGCCGGGTCGATGATGCTGTACTTGCAGACCTCCGGCAGCCCCCATCCTTCGCGCAGGCTGCCGATGGATTCGGCCGCACGCTCGGGGACCGCGGAACGGCCGGCGAGGGCGAGCTCGTCGTAGATCACGATCCGGCCATGCTTGTCGACGCCGCCGAAGAGGATCGCCGTCTGCACCTGGCCGGGGTCGATCGAGTCAAGGTGTTCGAGGTTGCCAACGAGATCCTTGTCGATCCACTCCTCGGGCACCACGTGGATCCGGTCCTCAGCCCGCGGCTCGAAGGCCTCCCAGACCAAGCCTTTCGCGTTGGTGAAGGCGCCTTCGGTGACGGCTTCGCGCTGGTCGCCGCGGATCCCCTTGATCGCATCTTCGCGGCCTTCCTCGCTCAAGTGCGGGTTCTCGAAGATCGAGGCCTGCACCAAGAGGAGGCCCTCCTCCTCGTTGAGCCACACCCGATCCTCGAGCTGCTCGCCTTCTTCGACGGCCTGCTCGTGGATCTCGTCGAAGACCCAGCCGAGCTTTTCGGAGATCGGGGTGAAGCCCCAGAGCATGTCGCCGTGGTAGTCGGCGATCCGCATCCGGGCCTGGGTGTAGATCCGTTCCCCGTCTTCGGTGTCGGGCGGCTCCTCGTCCCAGACGATCCGGTGACGCGCCGAGCCGCCGTGCTTGGAGGGCGGCTGTTCGGTCGTCATGAAGTCGAAGACCGACCCGTTGGCGAAGTAGACGATGTGATCCTTGTCGCGGTAGGCCGTCTCCCACGACCCGCCCCGGAGCTGCGACGGCGGCACCCAGAGCTGGATCGTCTCGAGGAGCGACTGATAGGGCTTGCCGTAGTCGGGGGTGATGAAGCGGCATTTGAACTTGGTGCCCTTCGGCCAGATCCGGTAGTCGCGCAGATGCTCGGGGATCACGTCGAAGTCGATCGCCTGGATCAAGCAGTCGATCACCGTGGCGGTCGACTTGCCCGAGCGGTTGCCGCCGACGAAGGCTTTGGTCTTCACCCGGTGACGGTGAAAGATCTCCTGGCGGCCGTGGGGGATGTAGCGGAAGAGCGGGTTTTCCTCGAGCGACTCGTTGGCCTTGGCGATCAGCTCGAGGACGGCGGGATCCTCGAGCATCGCCGGGTCGTCGACCTCGAGCTCAAAGCCGGGGGGGACGGCGCCGCCGAGGCCGTCCTCGCGGACGTGCTCAACCATCGACCGGCGGCGGCAAGTCGATCACCGCGGCGGGGGCCGGGGCCGGCAACTGCCGGGGGGCCTGGCCGGGGACGAGGCGGATCCCCTTCGCCTCGAGCGCGCGCTGCAACTCGGGGAAGCTGTGTTCGACCCGCT